TTCATTATTGTCTTCACAAGTCGTCGCCCCCCGTTTTCCGGTCCGGGGCTGGCAGAAAATGGCGGGAATGGCCGCGTCAGCACTGAATGATTTGGGCATTGGCCTGAAGAACCTGGCAGTGCTAGGCGCGTTTGACTGGCAGCAGGCTGACTTTATTACGGGTGCGATATATCTTACCAACACTGCCACCTGGGCCAATATTCCGGCGGGCATTTCGTTCCCGACCAATACCCAGGTTTATGTCCATATCGATGGCATCACGTCTTCAGGAACCGTTATTGAATTAACGTTAACAGCAAATCAGGCAAACGATTCAACCTGGCGGACTTATAAAGTACGTATTGCGAACGCCAAAGGTTCGCGTACCTTCTCGGTCCGACAGGTCTTTACAAATACCGATACCGTGCCAGTCGCGAACGGTGGAACCGGAGGTACAACTGCGGCGGCGGCCCGCGCTGAACTGGGTGTCGCCTATGGTATCACGGCGGGAACTGTAGCCCAGGGGAATGACAAACGACTCAATACCGTTGACGGGAAAAGTGGCGGGGGAATTTCAGGGACGGGTAAGATTGAGCATAAGCCCGCAGGGGGCTACCCATTTGGCGC